GGCTGTCTGCTCCTGCCGTGTCGGTTGGGTACGGCGGGCAGGGCGGCCTTTGGCCTCCGGGTTGCTTGTCCCTTTATCCAGTAGTTCCAGAGGGCGTCGTCGCATTCGTCTTGGTAGAGGCGGATACGGTCGCGGAGTTCGGGGCGTACCTTGTTGGGGTTGATGCTGGCGAAGAAGGCGGGGAGCTTGCGGACGGGCATACAGAGGGTGTCTTGGTTCCCTGATGCCGAGGGTATGATCATGTTGATCATACCCCACCTGTCCCTGTTGTCGCGTAACTTTCTGGCTTGTGCTTCCCATGTCAGCCCCATGTCTTCGACAATGGGCTTCATGGGGGCGTAGGGTTCGCCTCTGTGGGTGACGACGAAAATAGTTGAGCCATGGAACTGGACAGGGGAAAGGGTGGGCTTTGACATAGGAACCTCGTAGATTTTTCTATTGGCCCTTTCTGAAATAGAAAAGGCCGGGAGCTAGAAACCGTCTACGAACGGCGGGCATATTCCCCTTGCGGGTATTCTATTAGCCCACTCCCGGCCTGAATAACCGTAGATACACCACTCCCAAAACTGTTTCCAGTATTGACAGGGCATAAAAAGAGCCACTTTCAGACAATGGCGACCTTCGTAGAGGAGTTTCTAGGCTCCGAGGCGACCAAAGCATGAAAGCGGCTTGGTTGTCAAGGTTCAATTGGGTAAATTATGCCTATATATAACTTGCTTAACTTATTTGGATATAAATACCTCATAGCCATTTATATGAGATACTGCTTCTTGGGTACTTTGCCATTTAACTATATTATTTGTTACGAGATAGCTTACTGAATCTTCAGTTATTATAAATAACCATAACTGATCTCCTGTATATGCTCCATAGCTATTTTTAGCATTTACCAAGACGCTCCCTACATATCCTAAGAGAGGTGATTGGGACACTCTATATTTCCCCTTATATTTCCCCTTGTTGGAAAATCCGTAATATGTAGGTTTATCTGTAAAAGTATATTTTGCGCTATAGGGATCTTTTAATTGAGCAGAAATAGCTTCTTTAACAATTTTTTGCCAATTTTTTGGTAATGGAGAAATTTTATCTTGAGAAGAAAGGGCATTATTAATTTCAGATGTCCATATAGAACGTTCATTATCAATTTGTTGTCGATAATAGTCCGTTGAATATGGAGTGGGGCCATACTGAACGCATCCCGCACACACTACCACAGCAAGAGCCAAAAACAATTTTTTCATAACGTATTCCTCCTACCTTCCCCACACCACAGGGTAGCGGGAAAGTCAAGGCGCGATACGAAAGAAGGCGGCTCCGAAGAACCGCCTTCTTATCAGCATTAT